GACTCCCCCCACGCTTTATTACTTTCTTTGGTTCGATCAACCCATTGGGGTCATGCACGACAATCTCGCCATCAGAAAGAATGATTTTGAAAGACGCCCCGCTGTTACGCAGGAACGCGATTTGTGATTCTGTTGCTTTACGAACGATACTCATGGTTACTCTCCAAGGTTATGAACATTTCCGCACCGTGCGGTTTTGTTCTCATTGCACTAACAACATCAAAACGATGTACCCAAGTAGCAGAGCAAAAACAAACCCCATTACCCCGAGTACATCGACAAACATCGCACGCATTTCTTGCGCACGACGAATCCTTTTACGCCGTTCTATAGAATTAATTGAGACCATCTGGCACCTCTACTTCTTCGCCTAGTTTGCTTGCCACGTAACAGCGCATAGCGGCTATGAGTGGGGTTGGGCCTGTACGATTAAAGCGCCATTCTGGTTCGTAGACGCTGCCAATCCAAATGTTCGCATCGTTGTCGTCGGGGACGATTCCGATCTTCTCCCGCTCAATGATCGGCCCACCATCATTCCAATTGGTTGAGTACTGGCTCTCACCACAAAAGTCAGCCCACCATGTAGGGTCATCAACATCATGCCCTTCAGCCTTCGCCACCAAGTAGTCCAGCACTTGTCTTTCTGCTTCACTGATTTTGATTTTCATATCACACCCCCACGTTTAAAAGAATCAGTCCACCGCAGATCGTTAGCACGATGAAATAGAGAATAAAAATCATTCGGCCCATTTGTTTCTCCTAAAAGTTTCCTTCGCATCTACCTTGTATACAAACCACAGGGACAACTTACGCTCAAGGTCTTGGCATAAGAAGTCATCAGAAAGAACCGCCTGCTCCGCTTCCACCCGTTCTGTTAGGGAGTTCCCTAACATCTTGAACCCGACCCACGCCGCTTTACTAGGTTTCATCTCACCAGCCCTCCTTTGTTGTTGATGCCTTGTAAGTCATCGGTTGTTGTGAACAACATGTAATTGCTCTTGTGCATGGGTGCAACACACCAGTGCTGTCGGTCTTGCCGTGCTTGGTCTTCGCCACACTCAAGGCACAACTTGTACCCCGCACGCGCACGCTTGGCAGAGAATGTATCCCCGCAGTTCATGCACCGTGGTTTCATACGCTTACTTGTCATTGTTTCTCTCCTTGGCTTTCGCCTGTTAAATGCTTGTTAGGGAGTTCCCTAACAAGTCCTGCTTACTACTTAAATTTCTACTGTAAAACCCTATTATACACCATTTGGCATCATTTGTCAATGTTTTTGGAGTGGGTGTTTTTTGGGGTTTTGCACGGGTGTTTTTGGGGGGTTGCGCCGCCGTCGGCGCGTGACGCTTCTGGGTGACCTACTATCGGGGTGTTAAGGATTTTTGTTAGGGAGTTCCCTAACATCATTTGTCTGCTTTTTGCCTGCTTGCTTTGTCTGGTTTTGGCTTGATTGTAATGTCTGATTTGTTAAATGATGTTGTAGCGTGGCGTAGGGTGAAAGGTATGGAAATGTAGCGTGCAGAGGCTTGCAGGGTCTTGATTATTGGGCAATGTCTGTTTCCGAAAAAGTAGGAAAAAAAGGAATAAGCTAAAAGTGGAATCTGAAGAAACCAGACAGTCTCCGCACCTTCCCCTAAACTCTCTCTAGTAACTATAACCTTTTATAGTTTATTCCAATTTTTTGAAAAAACCAGACATTATAAAAAATACTAGATTTAATAGAACTTAATACAGTTAGATATGATAGATCTGATAAAAACTGCAAACCGTTGACTGCCGATAACCCTCGATGCTTCGATTTGATAATGTCTGGTTTTTTCCAGACATTTACCAGACATTTACCAGACAAATGCCCAAAAAACCAGACATTTAACACACCAATTTCGCGCGTTTGTATGATTTTTATATTGAAGAAATCAGACATTACCGTAAACGATTTCCAGACATTCAGACAAAATAAAAACCAGACATTCAGACAAAATAAAAACCAGACATTCAGACAATAGGCGAGGCGGGGCGTAACGCTTCTAGGTGACCTACTATCACTTCTGTTAGGGAGTTCCCTAACAAGTTTGGGCGCGTGGCTGGTGGGATGTTTGGGTGCGTGACGCGAGGCAGGGCGGGGCGTAACGCTTCTGGGGAACCTACTATCAAAAGTGTTAGGGAATTCCCTAACACTTAAAAAATCTGGACGAAAAAAAAGCCCCACCGAAGTGGGGCTGGAAGTGCTGGAGTTCAAGGTCTAGTGGAAACCATCTGAAAATTTTTATTTAGGTTATCCCATACGTTTCGGGCTAGGGCGGTCAGATGATACGGGTTAGTCGATTCTATTTTCACGCTAAGAGCGCCGGTAGTATCTTTAGGCTTAAACCATATAATCATTGACGTGTGCATAATTTTCTCCAGAAGAAAAAAGGCATGTTAGGGAATCCCTAACATGCCCAAAGGGTTACTGAATGATGCGAGAGATTGCAGATTTAAGATCATTCTGCAGACCGATTAGGTCACCACTAAACTCTTCAACCTTCTCAAGTTTAGTAATGTAGGCACTAAGGTCTCGGATAATGCGCGATTCCAGAGTGCTAACCTTATCTTCCCCGTCTTCCCCGTCTTCCCCTTCGTTTTCTCTACGGTAGAGCATATTACGAAGATCTTTCACCTTGGAACCAATCTGCTGACCCCAATACCGTTTGTCGCCCGTAGTCTGTTCCATCTTAGACTCAGATGGTTCATCTGTCTTTCGCAAACTCTTGGCAGGTTTTTTCAACAATTCCTGCACCGATTTTGCAAACCCGAGTACCACTGCCTCGCAGACCGAATCGTACAAAGCACGATCGGCCGTTTTGTCTTTTGGTGCGAAAAGCATAACAGACGTGATTCCTTCTGCCTGTAATGCGTCTGCGGCTTTGGACATGGCACGCTGACCAGCGAGTGACTTAGATACGCCAGAAGCTATGGCGTCACGGGTTTCTACTGCTATTACTTGTTTCATCTTTGCTACTCCTGTGGATAGGAAGACCAGACGGTCTCGATTGCCTACCACGAGATCTAATCTACGCGGATTAGCACCATTTGTCAAGCACTAATATGTTATGGCACGATCTGACTGTTAGGGAATCCCTAACAAAAATAGATTGGTAGGAATATAAGACCCACGGGGGGTGGCCCCCCCGATTGCCAGCGTGGTTCCATGCGCGGCTTCTGGTGTACTATTTTTCGCCCTCGATCACCTAATTTTTACGTTTAGTTAGCAAACACTAACATACCCCCCCCCTTCTTTTTGGTTCCATCCCCAGTTTCTAAATTTTTATATTAGAAACACCCCCCCGGTGCTTGTTTGGAGTCCCGTTTCCTTTAGTGGTATATTTTGTTTGGGAGCGGTAGTCGGCTCGGCGACTCTAAACAGCCTGTATCCTTTGGCTAAAAGGCGCAAATAAAATCCGCTCCCACCACCGCTAACGCGTGCACAAGCAAATATGACAATTCAGATCACACCGGAATTAGGGGTGCCTATAGCCCCAGACGTTGCATATATAGACTTACGAGCACGTGCCGAAGCGGCTTGTGCATCGCTTGATTTACTGGAAGAAAACGGCCTAGAAGTTAAAGCACCTACGCAAGAAGATAAAAGTATTGCGGCGGCACTGACTGCAAGCTACGCAGCCGACCCAGAAAAGACCAGTAAAGAAGTAACTACCCCCAGATTATCTTCGATGACGCCTGAATCGCTGCGTGCAACACGTGCGATTCTTGATGAATTTGGTCGTGCAGTGGTAAACCACTCACTTGAGATACGCCACACGGTAACTAATAAACTGATTCTTGAAACAGGCAACCCAGATCCACGGGTGCGTATTCGTGCTTTGGAGCTTTTGGGCAAAATTTCCGACGTTGGCCTCTTCACAGACCGCACAGAAGTGGTTGTTACCCACCAAAGTACCGACGAACTGCGTAATAAACTGCGTGAAAAGCTGCTGAAACTCAAAAATCCGATAGAAGACTACACAGATGTGGTGGAAATCGGGGGTGAGACAGTGGATTTGAACGAAGAATTGGGTTTTTCAGACCCTTCTGTGTATGAAGTTACGGAAGAAGACGTAGAACTGGCTGAAGACCAAAAAGAAGACGACAAAAAAGATGAGTGAAAGTCTGATTGACTTCACAGATGAAGAAATCGAGGTGCTGATAAGGCGCGTCGATGAGTTCACGCCTGATGAACAGGCAGAAATACTAAAGATTGCAGAAATTTTAGAAGAAAGAAAACGTGCTTTGGCTTGCCAGATGGACTTAATTGAGTTTTGCAAGCACATGCAGTTTGATTACAAGGTAGGAAAACACCACAGAATCCTTGCCAACCTGCTTATGGAGTTGGCTGAAGGCAAAAAAGACCGGGTTTGTGTAAATATTCCACCCCGACATGGCAAAAGCCAGCTTGTTTCTATCTATTTTCCCGCTTGGTTTATCGGAAAATATCCCAATAAGAAGGTGCTTATGGTCTCGCACACCACGGATTTAGCCGTGGATTTTGGTCGAAAAGTGCGAAATTTGATTGATCAAGACGCCTATAAACAAATTTTTCCTATGGTTACATTGGCTGTGGATTCTAAGTCTGCGGGTCGGTGGAACACCAATATGGGTGGCGAATACTTCGCTTGTGGCGTGGGTTCTGCACTTGCAGGACGCGGTGCTGACTTGTTATTGATTGACGACCCACACAACGAGCAGGACATCATCAACGGCAACTTTGAAATTTTTGAAAGAGCCTACGAGTGGTTCACTTTTGGTCCGCGAACTCGCTTGATGCCGGGAGGCCGGGTAGCAATCATTCAAACCCGTTGGCATATGGATGACTTAACAGGACGCGTCACTAAAGACATGGCCCTTAATGAAAGGTCAGACCAGTACGAGGTCGTAGAGTTCCCTGCCATATTCAACGAGAATACGGATAAAGAAAAACCGCTATGGCCTGACTTTTTCGATCTAGAAGCGTTGCACCGCACCAAGGCGTCAATGCCGTTATTCCAGTGGAACGCACAGTTTCAGCAAAACCCTACCGCAGAAGAAGCATCGGTAGTAAAAAGAGACTGGTGGAAGATATGGAAACAAGATAAACCACCCCGGTGCGAGTACATAATCATGTCCCTTGACGCGGCGGCTGAAAGCCATAACCGCGCTGACTTCACGGCATTAACTACGTGGGGCGTGTTTATGAATGAAGAAGAAAATGCGTACCACATCATTCTTTTAAACAGCATAAAGAAGCGCATAGAGTTTCCAGAATTAAAGGCACTTGCGCTTGAAGAATATAAAGAGTGGGAGCCTGATTCGTTTATTGTGGAGAAGAAGTCTTCTGGTACGGCTCTATATCAAGAAATGCGTAGAATGGGCATACCCGTGCAGGAATACACACCCCACCGTGGTAGTGGAGACAAGCTGGCGCGGTTAAACAGCGTGGCAGATATAGTGCAATCTGGGCTAGTATGGGTGCCTGAAACACGTTGGGCAGAAGAGGTAATAGAAGAGATCGCAGGTTTTCCGTTTATGAGTAACGATGACCTTGTAGACTCGACTGTTATGGCGCTTATGAGCTTTAGGCAGGGTGGGTTTGTACGTCTGCCCACTGATGAACCGGATGAAGTGCGTTACTTTAAACAACGCCGTGGTGGATATTATTAAGGATGCGTTATGGCTACTAATATGGATAAGGCTCTTTACCAAGCACCTGAAGGTCTAGATATGATCATTGAGGGTGAAGGGGAAATGGAAGTTGCGATGCCCGGAGTTGAGATTGAAGTCAACGATGATGGGTCAGTAGAGATTAATCTTGGTAAAAAGTCCAAGAAAGAGAAGGAAGAACTCGACGAAGATTCCTTTGACGAAAATCTGGCAGAAAGTCTTGATGACAACGTGCTTGCGTCGCTTGCCTCCGAACTTGTTGAGTGCGTAACAGCAGACATTAACTCACGTAAAGACTGGGCAGATACATACGTCAAGGGGCTTGAAGTTCTTGGCTTGAAGTACGAAGAGCGTATGGAGCCTTGGGAAGACGCTTGTGGTGTCTACTCAACAGTGCTTGCAGAAGCGGCTATCCGGTTCCAAGCCGAGACTATGAGTGAGACTTTCCCAGCCGCTGGGCCTGTGAAGACAAAGATCTTAGGTGAAGTTACAAAAGACAGAGAAGATGCCGCACTACGTGTAAAAGAAGATATGAACTACGAACTAACTGAAGTTATGGTTGAGTATCGTAGTGAGCACGAAAGGATGTTGTGGTCTCTTGCACTCGCAGGGAGTGCCTTTAAGAAGGTATATTTTGATCCGTCGTTAGATAGACAGGTATCTATTTATATACCAGCAGAAGATGTAATTGTTCCTTATAGCGCCTCGCACATCCAGTCCTGTGAACGCATAACACATGTTATGCGTAAGACTAAGAACGAGATCAAGAAGCTGCAAGTAGCTGGCTTCTATGTAGATTGTGAGTTAGGTGAACCCGAGCCATTTCATAACGACATAGAGAAAAAAAAGGCTGAAGACTCTGGTATAGATCTAACTGATGATGATCGTTATACCTTATTTGAGATACATGCAGACCTAATCATCCCTGAGTTAGATGGTGGTGAAGAGGAAGGCATAGCAAAACCATACGTAGTAACTATCGAGCGCGGTACAGAGACAGTTCTTGCTATTCGTAGGAACTGGGATCTTGATGATGAGTTGATGCTAAAGCGCAACCACTTCGTGCATTACGTGTACGTGCCGGGGTTTGGCTTCTACGGGCTTGGCCTTATTCACATCGTTGGTGGTTACGCACGCGCAGGCACATCACTTATTCGGCAGTTGGTTGATGCAGGCACGCTGTCAAATTTGCCCGGTGGTTTAAAAGCCCGTGGGTTACGGGTCAAGGGTGACGACACGCCAATTGCACCGGGTGAGTTTAGGGACGTGGACATCCCCAGCGGTGCCATAAAAGACAACATTATGATGCTCCCGTACAAGGAGCCATCGCAGGTCTTGTTTGCTCTGCTTGAGAACATTACAAACGAGGGCAGGAGACTGGGTGCTATCAGTGATATGAACATCTCTGATATGTCGGCACAAGCACCTGTGGGTACCACGCTGGCTATTATTGAGCGTGTATTAAAACCTATGGCAGCTATACAGGCCCGTGTGCACTACGCGATGAAGATAGAGTTCAAGCTCTTAAAAGAGATCATCGCTGATCATGCGCCTGATAAGTATGACTACGTGCCAGATAACGGTGCACCTATAGCACGTAAAGCCGACTACGACATGGTAGAAGTTATACCCGTATCTGACCCTAACGCCAGCACAATGGCGCAGAAGGTTGTGCAGTATCAAGCGGTGTTGCAGATGGCACAGATGGCCCCGCAGATCTATAACCTGCCGCAGTTACATAGGCAGATGATCGAGGTCATGGGTATCAAGAACGCTGACAAGTTAGTACCCATCCCCGAGGACTCTAAGCCTGTTGATCCTGTAAGTGAAAACATGAACGCGCTGATTAATAAGCCTTTGAAAGCGTTCATCTACCAAGATCACGAGGCGCACATCGCTGTGCACATGAGCTTTATGCAAGACCCGATGATCATGCAGACAATCGGTCAAAGCCCACAGGCACAACAAGTTATGGCGGCACTACAAGCGCACATCGCAGAACACCTTGGGTTCAACTACCGCAAGCAGATTGAAGAGCGCTTGGGTGTACCGATGATCAAGCCTAACGAAGAGATTCCTGAAGAAATGGAAGTGCAGTTGTCGCGTGTTGTGGCTGATGCAGCAAGACAACTTACACAGGCACACCAGCAACAGGCCGCGCAGCAGCAAGCTGAACAACAGGCCGCAGATCCGCTCTTCCAGCTTGAACAGCAGAAGGTACAGACGCAGCAGATGGAAGTGCAGCGTAAGGCCAAGAAGGATCAGATGGATGCTCAAGTGGATTCTGAGAAGTTAAAACTTGAGCGTGAGCGCGTTGAGATTGAAACGATGAAGGAAGGTGCACGGTTAATAAGTCAGGGCAATCAGGCAAACCAGAAGGCCCAGTTAGATGCACTTAAAACTTTGGCAATGCCAAAAGCACAACCAAAACCACCCACTAAATAGACATGGCAAAAACAATCTTTCAAGTAATAAATGAGAAACTCGACGGGCATAAGGAAAGCGCTCGTGATGCGTTGCTAGGCGGTGCAGCACAAGACTATGCCGCTTACAAAGAACTGTGTGGCTTGATCCGGGGTCTAGAGACCGCACAGCGTGAAGTATCCGACCTTGCGAAGAAAATAATGGATGAAGATGATGAACGATGAAGAACTAGAAGCACAACTTCCAAAACCCATAGGCTACCGCCTGTTAATTGCGCTGCCTCAAGTACAGGAGACTTTTGATAATGGATTTATCAAGGCTGACAAAACGATATTTGAAGAGAAGATTCTTTCCATCGTCGGACTCGTATTGGATATGGGAGAAGAAGCGTATAAGGACGCGACCCGGTATCCGAGCGGGCCTTGGTGCAAAGTCGGTGATTATGTCCTCTTCAGAGCCAACACAGGAACCAGATTCAAGGTTGATGGAGTCGAGTACCGAATCATGAACGACGATTCAATCGAGGCTGTAGTGGCAAATCCGCGTGGTGTTACGCGTGCATAGGAGATAAATAATGGCGTTTGAAAAACAGGAATACAAATTCCCCGATGAGGTTGAGGAAAAGAAGACTGAGAAGGTGGAACCAGAAGATGAGATTGTTGTAGAAGTCGAATCGGAAGCTGGTAGTGAGGTTGATGTCGAGATAGTAGACGACACCCCGCCACAGGATAAAAACCGTAAACCTTCTGAACCTCCCCCCGAAGTTACTGAAGACGAACTCAAAGATTATTCGGAGAAAGTTCGCAAAAGAATTCAACACTTCAGCAAGGGCTATCACGACGAGAGGCGTGCGAAAGAAGCCGCACTCAAAGAGCGTGAAGAACTTGAACGGCTGACTGCTTACCTTACGGAAGAGAATAAAAAGCTCAAAACCACGGTAAACAAGAACCATGAAGTCCTTCTTGAACAGGCCAAGAAAGAGGTTGCCGCAGAAATCGAAGCGGCTAAAAAGACCTACAAACAGGCATACGAAGCGGGTGACGCAGATGCTGTTGTTGCAGCGCAAGACGCGTTAACATCTGCTAAGTTAAAGGCTGAAAAAGTAGAAAACTTCAAGTTTTCACCACTTCCTGAAGAAGATACAGACACCCCCGTACAGGAAGAAAAAGCACCTATTGACCAACGGGCTATGCAGTGGGCAAAGAATAACCTGTGGTTCGGAAAAGACGACGAGATGACAAGTTATGCTTTAGGCTTGCACAACAAACTTGTTAAGGATAAAGTAGATCCTAAGTCGGATGAATACTACGAGATTATTGATTCTCGTATGCGGAAGTTGTTCCCTGACCGGTTTGAAGGTGAAGAGGAACAAGAAACGGCTCCCAAGCCGCGTCGTAAGGCAAATGTAGTAGCCCCTGCAACGCGTAGCACTGCGCCCACAAAGATCGTGCTGAACCCGAGACAGGTAGCGTTGGCAAAGAAGTATGGGATTCCGTTACAACAATACGCCTTAGAGGTTGCTAAATTAGGAAGGGAACAATAATGGCTGAAAATAGACTTGACCGTGATTTAAATACCCGTGAAAAAGTTGCGCGTAAGCGCTCGTGGGCGCCGCCCGAACTTTTGCCTACCCCCAAACCGGAGGAAGGCTATGCATATCACTGGGTACGTATTTCAACTCGTGGTGAAGCTGATCCCATGAATATCTCTTCAAAGTTACGTGAGGGATGGGAACCCGTAAAGGCTTCAGACCACCCAGAAGTACATGTTATGACCGTGGAAGATGAGCGGTTTAAAGACAATGTAGTTATTGGTGGACTTATGCTTTGCAAAGCCCCGAAAGAATTTGTTGAAGATCGCAATGCTTATTACCTTAATCAAGCATCCGCGCAAATCAACAGTGTCGATAACAACTTTATGCGAGAGAATGACCCGCGTATGCCTTTGTTTTCAGAGCGCAAGACTACGGTTTCTTTCGGTAAAGGCTCTTAATATTTGGAGAAATAAATGGCATATCCTACTGTGTCTTCTCCGTATGGCCTAAAGCCTATCAATCTAATTGGTGGGCAACCATACGCTGGTAGCACTCGCGCTTTTAAAATTGCAAGCGGGTACAACCAAAACATTTTTTATGGTGATGTAGTTAAGATCAAGCGTATTACTACCCCCCTTCTTGGTGGCAGTAGTTTTGGTGCGCCTGTTGACGGAACAATTGAAGTTCAAAAAACTTCCGGTGCTGGGTACGTTCAAGGAGAAGAAGATATTAGTTTTGTACCCGGTATTCTGCCTTTTGCGGTTGGTGTATTTATGGGCTGCTCCTACACGGATCCGGTTCTTAAGTACAAACTGTTTAGCCAGTACTATCCCGCTGGTTTGGTAGCAGACGACATCGAGGCTTATGTTGTTGATGACCCCGATGCGCTGTTCAAAGTGGTGATGCTTATCGATGTCAATACTTATGAAGGCCCAACTACTGGTATCGTTACCGGCACCACGGTGACTTCTGGCGAAGGCGCTAACATTTGGGGTGGTAACGGAATTTGGGTTTACAACGGTGGTGATACTGATACCGGAAACAGCCTTTCTGGATTGGCTATAGATTCCGTTCCGTATTCAGATGAAATTCAGGTATATCAAACTAACGCTTTCCCATTCCGAGTCGTTGGAGTAGTGCCTGAAACCGCTACTTCTACTGGCTTTGTAGAAGCTATTGTTAAATTTAACACCCCCGCGCTTATTTCTGGTGAAATTGGTGGTGGTCACGAGTATCAGTGGCCCGGTGTTAACCCAACCTATCTTGGTTAAGGAGCTTTAAATGGCTATTTCACGTTCCCAACTACTTAAAGAACTCCTGCCGGGACTAAACGCATTGTTTGGTTTGGAGTATAAAAAATACGGTGAAGAGCATAAAGAGATTTTTGACACAGAATCTTCTGACCGTTCGTTTGAAGAAGAAACCAAGTTGTCTGGCTTTAGTGCCGCCCCGGTGAAAACTGAAGGCGCTGCTATTGCGTACGACAACGCGCAAGAGGCTTGGACTGCACGCTATGTGCACGAGACCATTGCAATGGGGTTTGCGATTACCGAAGAAGCTATGGAGGATAACCTCTATGATTCTCTGGCTTCGCGTTACACCAAGGCTCTGGCCCGTGGTATGGCTTACACCAAGCAGGTTAAGGCCGCTGCCATTCTGAACAATGGCTTTGCTGGTGTGGGCAACCCCACCTATGGCGACGGTCAGACCCTGTTCTCCACCGCGCACCCGCTGATTTCTGGCGGTACCAACTCTAACCGCCCAACCACTGGCGCTGACCTGAACGAGACTTCACTTGAAGCCGCCGTTATTCAGATCGCTGCATGGACGGATGAGCGTGGTCTGTTGATCGCTGCCAAACCCAAGAAGCTGATTGTTCCCCCGTCACTGATGTTCGTTGCAACTCGTCTCCTTGAGACCGAACTGCGGCCTGCTGTGGCTGATAACGACATTAACGCCCTGAAGAAGATGAACTCCATCTCCGAAGGCTTCTGTGTCAACCACTACCTGACGGATAACAACGCATGGTTCCTGACCACCGATGTACCTAACGGTCTGAAGCACTTTGTTCGTACCCCCATGTCTCAGTCGATGGACGGGGACTTCGATACGGGCAACGTTCGCTATAAGGCTCGTGAGCGTTACAGCTTTGGTGTTTCGGATCCGCTCGGTATCTACGGGTCGCCCGGTGCATCATCACCATCCTAAGAAGTAACTAAGTAAGAACGGGGCGTAAGCCCCGTTCTTTTATAAAAATGGCGATACCTAAAATTATCCACCAGGCTTACTTTAAAAAAGTAGGTTTGCCCGCACTTGTTGAAAAGAACATTAATTTTTTGAAGGGTATCAATCCGGGTTGGGAATATCGTTTGTACGATGACAATGATATGGTTGATTTTATTAAAAGTCATTACCCAAAAGAAATACTGAGTCTGTACAACAAAATAAATCCAGCATATGGCGCAGC